AGCGCCACCGCCTTGCCGGCATCCAGGCCCGCCTTGTCCGCATCGGGCAGTTTGCGAAACGTCGTCCCCGCCCGGTTCAACAGCTTTTCCCCGCCCACCCGCTCGACCCCGCCCCGCCGCCGCGCCCCGCCTGCGCGCCGTATAATTCGACGAACCCCCTATAATCCACGACGAACCGGCACCTGTCATCGACAAAACATATGCAAGTGATTATACATTTATTGTGTTGCAACACACATATAATTCGACGAACCCGGTGATAACCCCGATGAACATTGACCTGTCATCGATGAAACATATCCAAATAATTATATGTGAAAACACATCGGTCAAATGTTAAAAATATGTGATAACATATAATTGCACGACGAACGGTCATTATTGTTCGATGAACTTCTACCTGTCGTCGACGAAACATATGCAAATGATTATATGTAATAACGTGTTTTCACTTAATCCTTAACAATTCCTTAACAATACCTTAACGTTAGCTTAACATTGGATTGATTGATATGTTGTATCTTTGCAATCTTTTATAATGTGTTATGTAGGAGTATTCCTACATGAGATTGTAGGACTATTCTTACATATTATTGTAGGAGTTATCTTACACACTGTAGGATATATCCTACCTATTCATCAGACTATTCCTACAAATAAATAGGAGCTGAAAATTTGCATATGTCCTGGAAATACACTATAGCCGTCCACGGTGGTGTGCGTATACGAAAAAAAAGAATACGTTCGACAATTGTGGAAAACTATTTAGAAAAAAAAGTTGCACGAATATTTGGAAAATCCAGGATTCCATCAGGGCCATTTTAAGGGGTCATTAAGCCACTTTCGCCCCTCAATGGGGGTGCACTATGGGGTAGGCGTATAACGTTGAAATTCACTTTTTTCACCCTAATTCCATAGACGAATTGCCATATTTCGTCGACCAAAAAAATATGGGACGTATAATCATTTTTCCGTCTCGACGAATCTCCCGAATCTGTCGACGAATGATTTATGTCGGTGATATGTTAAAATTTCACTTTTCCTGGCGTATGTCATTTTTTTTGTGCATACGCGGGTATACCTACTTATCGCGGGTATTAGCTAACTCATTGATATTCAGACACTTAGGCCTAACTCACTGAAAACCAGGCAGATACGTCATATGCCCATAACTCACTGAAAGTCAGGCAGTTACAGATGACCTAAAAAAAAATGACCTTGTAACTCATTGATATTCAGCAAGTTAGACCCCTTTAACACAATTTTAACATTTACCTACTTTGAAAAATGCAAATGCCTGAGAATCAATAAGTTACGCCTAAATGAAACCGCGTAACTCACTGAAAACCAGGCAGATAGGTCGATTTGTGAGTATGGAACCTGTGCACTTCCTTTGACATCGTCAAACGGGAGGGAACGCCCCTCGGATGACAAGCCGGGAAAACAGACCACCGGTGAGACGATAGGCAACCACGACCCGCAAGGGTTCCCGTTGAAAGGTCACCCGCAAGGGTGAGGGGTTGAAGAAGGAAGGGTTCCTCCGGATGTGTTACCGCACATCAACCGTCAACAGGTCGCACGTTCATTGACGTACTGACGACAACGTAGGCGCAAAGCTTAAGCGTTATGAAGTAGCCCCGGAGGTACATAACCCCCGGAGCGATACCCACGAAAGTGGGTGCAAAGGTTACCCCCTTTAAAGTCCGGGAATCCGGGAGGGGGTGCGGGTTGACCCCTCAATGAGATTTGAGGTAGTGGGGGTGCAACTACAGGGAAAGCCAATGGGGCAAAAAATACGCTAACAAAGTAGGGTGCCGGTGCGTTGACCCGAGGTCGGGTGTAAAGACCAAAGGTGCAGGTGTCATGTAACCGGGAGACGGAATCCGCATGGATTGCCGTGACGGGTTGCCACTGACGCGTAACAGGTGCGGGTTGCAGACTCGAAAAGTCGATGTAATTCCCGGAGTTTCCACAAGTCCCCCCGGGGGCGTTCTGTCACGATAAGCAGGCCTGCACCGCGCGGAAATTATCTAAGTACGTCAACAGGATACGGGCCACCCCGGGATTGAGTCAGTATCCGGACTCCCTGTTGACAAGGCCCCGCATAGTTGCTTCGAGGAGGTGCAATCCCTCCTGGGGCCGCGACGGGACAACTCCGTCCCATCATATAAACCCAATACAATGCAAGTTCGCATTTACCAACAGTCCATCGATGGCGACATGTCCATCGAGCAAGCCACCGAAATCAAGTTCGGTACGTCCACCAAATCCCTCAAGCGTCAGGTCGGTACGCTACTTTCCGAGGTGTTCCACCGTATGGACTTCTACAAGGAAGTCGGGTCACGGTACTGCACCTGTAGCGCCCCGCTCCTCATCACGTTCCGACACAAGGGCGTGTCTCTCGACCTCGGGCAACTCGACGACGAGCTCGTCATGAAGCTCAAGCCCTCGTACAATGCGAAGGGTCGGATTCGCTACGCGTCCCGTGTCTTCAAGTGTGTCAAGTTCATGCTCGAGACTCCCGACCGTCTCAACGAGACCGTCGACGTTGACGACCTGATTGCAGGTCTCGAGGCCCTGCTCGAGGACTGATTCACACCACGGTACTTGGAGGGCACGCAAGTGTCGGGGGGCTCGACTCCCCCCTGCCGTCTCAACCCCCTAAATCTAAATACATGCTTTACGCACTCATCTTCCCGCTCATCGCGGTCATCACGTTCACCATCCAATTCCTGAAAGATGCATAAGTCCACTACTCCCGTATGGCACGACTTCTGCGAGCTCGTCGCAATCTGTAGCGCCCTCGTTTGTGCCATCCTGTTCTGTCTGCTCCCGTTCCTCGGAGCCTTCGCCGACGACCTGCCCGCCGTTGTCTTCGACTCCTACGTCGCCGGTCTCGGCTCATCCTTCCTGGGCGCAATCGTGTTCGGGGTAATCTCACTCGGTGAAGCATGAAAGCAAAACGCCCACGTATCAAGCGACGCAGTGACGTCGACAAGCGCCTCAACGAGGCGTACAAGCAACTCACCCGCCACGAGGTGAAGGCCTTCCGCATCGGCCTCGAGATGCGCAAACTCTCACAAGCATGACCTCCCAAGAGCGCAATCAAAAGTCATACCTCTGCCGCATGGCGTTGAGGTGTGTCGACACCATCCTCGACCGCGACCCGGATTACCCCTCGATATACCGGGTTATGAACTACAAGTACATCGACGACCGATTCCCCAATCTCGACACGGTACAAGTAGACATCGACTACTGTCACGGAGGCACCATCACGTACTACGTGCTTCGCGACCATCTCTCAACCATCACGGCGCTTTGCAACGCCCTCAACATCAAGCAACGATGAATCCTGAATTCCTCCACACCTCGCTCAACTTCCTCCGGCTGCGTCGATACCAACGCGCCATCGAGCAACACGACCCTAACACGTTCCGTGAGCATGACGAATACCTGCTCATCGAAGCCTTCTTCGTGATGACTCGCGCCAACCGCGAGCGCCTCGCCTCCGCCTTCCCATGGCTCAACATGTACAACACCACCTTCATCTAACCCATCATGAACTACACCAACCTTACCTCCCTCATCGACCACCTCGACCGCTCCTTCCGTCTCGATATGACGCAAGAGTGGCCGCACGACTCTGTCACCGGATGGTGGCGCGACATCCCCTGCAAGGTCACGCGTTACGTGAAGCGCTCGAGCGTCCTCGGCAGCACCCGACCGGTGTACACCATCTTCAGCGTCCTTCTCGAGGGGCAGGTCGTCGCCTCGTGGGGCGCCGAGACCTCGAAGCAAGAGGACTGCATCAACGAGTGGTTCGCCATCAAGCGCGACGCAGTAGTCGACGAGCAGACTACCCGTCGTCACGACCTCGAGAAACTCTTCAAGCACGGATAACCCCTAAACCCCAACACAATGAGTAACGACGACTACGACTTCGTAATCAACGAAGCGTACCTCCCGTACATCTTCAACGCCGACGACACCGACCTCGTCAACGACGAAGCCGAGCAAATCGACACCTTCCTGGGCGAGCTCCACATCGACGATGTCGAGCTCCTGTACAACGGCGAAGACCTCAACAAGTCCTTCACCCGGTGTGACATCAGTGGTCAGTACTGCATGGCGGTACGCGTCCGGTGTTACGCCTATCTCAACTCTAAACTCCAACGCATCTCATGAAATTCCCACCCCACTTCGACCCCATGCGGCTTGAGTCCGACTTCATCTACAACGACCACGAGACCTTCGTCGTGCAAGTCCTCGAGTCTCAAGGTCTTGACTTCGAGTGTTGGACGGGCGGCAACGACGTCTGCAAGTACCTCCACCACCCCGACTCCGGTCACTGCTTCCACATCCCCAACTCGTCTATCTACGACGAGTCGGAGGAGCTCTTCAACACCTTCTCCCTTGCGTGGGACAAGTGGAGCACGGGACGTGGCATGTACACGTTCCAAAGCATCCGACCGCTCGTCGCCCTTCTCAAGTTCGCCCCGCATATCGACACCGACACCGAGGACGACATGAACAATTGGGAGCAAGCCCTGCGCCCCTTCATCCAATCTTACGACTACCAACAGTAATTCCCATGCTACACCCTCTCTTCTTCATCGAGCACCTCAAGGCCAAGCCGGCCCTTGTCAAAGAGTTCCGCGAGACTGCCGAGACCGCCCGCTTTTGCCTGGGCAAGGTCACCACGACTACCGAGTACATGGTCAAGCGTCTGCTCGACGACATCATCGCCGGTCTCGACGACCCCAAGTTCGACGCCGGTCACGACTACGACACTCTATGCAACGCCCTGTACAGTTACGGTGGTCGAGTTTGCCACTACAAGTACGGGCCCAACACCCGGCGTCCTGAGATGCAACGGTGCATCGAGCGCCTCAGCCTCCTCGTGTTTCGTAACTCCAATGGTATGCCCAAATGATTAAGTACACACCTGCCGACTTCCGTCGCCACCGTCAGGATATCCTCGACGAAATCATCGACGAATGCACCCGCCACTTTGCCGACAACAAGCTGCCGGGCATCACGCGCATGACCTGCAAGCGCATCGCTATCGAGCTCAACGCCCTGCGTAACGAAGGGTGGAGCGCACCTCAAGCTTGGGACATCCCCGATGCCATGCAATCTGCCGTCAGCCTCGACACCCTCAAAGACAAAGACGATGACTAAACTCAACCTCCTCACCCAGAACAGTAAGATGAAAAAGACCTCCGAGTACTTCGGTCTCGGGGTGTACAACTTCACCATCCCTGCACACCGCGACCCCGAGACGGGGCGCACGACCTGTCCTTTCGCCGGGGCTTGCAAGTCCTTCTGCTACGCCAATTGGGAGACCCGATACGGCTATAGCTTCGACGCCTCGAAGGCTGCGTCGGCTCGCAAGTACGAGCTGACCAAGACGGACGACTTCGTGGACGAGATGGTCTCAGCCATCCGCCGCAAGCGCAAGCTCGACGTAGTCCGCATCCACGACGCCGGTGACTTCTACTCTCCCGAGTACAGAGACAAGTGGCTCGAGGTCATGCGGGTCTGCGACGACAAGAAGTTCTATGCCTACACCAAGTCGCTTCCGTTCTTCCGGGATATCGACCTGCCTGACAACTTCAGTATCACCTTCAGCCTGGGCGGTACGCTCGACGACACCATCGACTTCGACACCGAGCGCCACTCCCGCATCTTCGACACAGTTGACGACCTTTTAGAGGCCGGGTACGTCGACTGTAGTAAGCACGACCTCTACACTACACACTTCATCAGCCCGGACAACCACCGCTCGGGTCTCATCAATCACTAATCATGGGTTACATCACCAACTTCTCCGGCGACCTGCAAATCGCAGGTGCCATCACTCCCGAGCAACTCCAAGAGCTCGAGTCCTTCACCAATATGCGCCACTGCCGTGGTGACGATAGCAACGAGCGCCTTGCCTACGCGCCGTCTCTGTGGTGCGATTGGCGCATCGTCCAGTGCAACGACGGATCGGTCGTCATGTACGCTATCGACGGCAAGAACTACCACTTCAAGGATTGGCTCGAGCTCATCATCAAGCGGTTCTTCAAGCCGTGGGGTCTGTCTGCCAACGGACTCATCCAATGGCAGGGTGAAGACCCCGAGGACATGGGGCGCCTCGACGTGCGTAGCAACCACGTCCGTACCCTCTATGCACAAATCACCTTTACCTCAAACGATGACTAAATACGACAAGGCTTGCGCCTACTACAACTACTGTTCCGAATGGATACAGGACGACCAAGTCAAGGAGTTCGAAGTTGACGGCCCCCTCATGGGTGGTGAGTCCTACGCTCTCTACATCAACACTGACTTCGGCCCGCTGCGTATCCACGAGGACGACATAGACTACGGTGCCGACCGTTACGACGAAGACCCCAACAAATACACAGACAATGCCTGACCCCAATCACATCCCCGGCTACGACGCCTGGAAGACCTCCGGCCCCGACGAGAGCGACATCAAGATGCGCACTTACATCGAGGCCTCACTTATCATCGACTTCACCCGCGTCAACCCCGATGCCTTGTGTGAGATAACCCTCGAGGTAAAGGAAGCCCTGACCCACGCCTGTACCAAAGTGCTCGGGCTCGACACCGCCGACTTCGAGGTCGGCATCGAGACCGCAAGTCAGGAATGCGACGACTAACCTATCAACAACTTCTCAACGGCTTTGGTCAAACCGTTTGGAATCTATATGTTTACGACCACTAAACCCTATCCACCATGAACAAAGAGCAATTGCTCGAGACTCTCAAGGGTCTCACCACTGCCCTCGAGGCAGCCACCCCTTCGACCTCCGCTTCTAGCGAGGACCTCTTCAACGCCTTCTTCGCGGGCGTCCACTACGTACTTGACGACCTGATTCGTGCAGACAGCGAGTCCAAGGAAATCTCTTGGACCATCTCGCCCGAGGACGGCTCCGAGGAGTACGGTAGCTGTCACGTCCAGTTCGACGTGTACAAGTCATTCATGCAGTACGTCGGCCAATGGGACGACAGTGTCGAGGTCAAGAATGAGAAGTACGTCGAGAAGATTTCCAAGAAGGACGTCGCCAAAATCCTGCGGGGCATCGGGCTCGACGCCCAAGACCCCACGCCCACCGAAACCACTAACCCTGAAACCCCCACCGCGTAATGCCTAGTATGGACTACTGCAAGTTTGAGAACACCGCCATCGACATGGCGAAGTGTCTCGCCCACATCGAGGAAGGCCGTAGCATCCCCAGCTCTTCGGAGCTGAGGGGCTACCGCCGTCTGCTCGACCTGTGCCAATCCTTTGTGGATGAGGCCGACTACTTCACCCCTGAACTCGAAGACCAAGAATAATGCGTAAACTAACCACCCGCTCCGCCCACCACGAGGTAGACCAGTTCCTTCGGGAGCTGGCCTACTCTCCCTACCACTTCCATATCGATGACGACCCGACCGAAATCATATGGAACCCACGCCACGTCCCAAGTACAGAGACCCTGCAGCTTCTCGTCGACAACCGATTGGCGATGAGCAACCACGAGACCATGTCGTGGGACCTGATATGGGAACTCTACGACGGGCATTGGAAGCAAGCCTCTCGCGAGCAAGCTATCCGTGCCGAGACCCTGCGGCTGCTCGAGCAGTTCGGTCTCGTCGATAGCACCGACCCGACAGACCAGGACGACCACGACGCTCGCATCTGCGAGGAGTGGACGTGCGCCCTCATCGATGCAATGAACCGAGTATGATTCACCTATTAACAACCCTCAACAATGAACCTCGACAAGAACAACCTAGACCTCGAGCTCCTCGACGAGCTCGCCATGAAGATTGTGGTCGCCAAGTATGGTATCGACTGCTTCTACACCGACTCAAGCGGTGATGAGCATCTGACGTATGACGCCGAGAGCTACTACTCCATGGCGCTCGAAGACCTCACCGATCTCCTTACCCGGTGGCTCGAAGCCCGCGACAACGCACCCGATTCCCCTCACCAACTCAACCCTCCGAAATGAAGCATGAAGACCTCCACGAAATTAATCGTATGCTCGCAGAACTCGCCGATTGGCGCGAGGACAGGGGCCTCGGCAGCCTCGATGCGCAACGCATGATGAAAATCGTAAATGACTACATAGATAATGAGTAAAGAAAGCCCAATGGGTGAAGCCCTCGTCAAGTGGGGCATCCAGAACGTCTCGATATGGCAGATTGCCGACCGCACGATGGGTCGAGAGTACACGCTGCGCATATACCCCGAGAGCGCGGAGTTCTTCAAGCACATGGAACAATGAATCACGCTAGTCTATTCAGCGGCATCGGAGGCTTCGACCTCGCCGCTCGATGGATGGGATGGAACAACGTCCTGCACGTCGAGCGTAACGACTTCTGCCGCCAAGTTTTGCAACACCATTTCCCCGAATCACAATCATATGAAGACATCAAAGAGTTCTCCGGATTCCCCTGGGCCGGTCACGTCGACGTACTCACTGGCGGATTTCCTTGCCAACCATATTCGAGTGCAGGAAAACGTAAAGGGAAGGCCGACGATAGACATCTCTGGCCGGAAATGCTCCGAGTTATCACAGAGATTCGCCCCACATGGGTCGTGGCAGAGAATGTTCGCGGGCTTCTTAGTTGGTCAGGCGGGCTGGTACTCGACGAGGTGTGCTCTGCGTTGGACAGTGAAGGCTACGAAGTCTTCCCGACCGTTCTTCCAGCTGCTGGCGTCCACAACGCGCCGCACAAGCGAGACCGGATCTGGATTATTGCTTACGCCCACGGCAACAGAACGAGCCGAGCACCCCGACAAGATGTGGGAGCGCAGCCGGAAGGCCGGCTACCGGAATGGCACGAGATGGTCTTCTCTGTTGAGTCAAGTCGTCTACGGGGACTTCCTACCGACCCCTCGAGCTTGGGATGGGAACGGTGGTGGAGCACGACCAGTAGACCCGCAGACGGGCCGTCTGAAAAGCGGCAAGGACTCGGCGACGCTGAAGGACCTAGCCAAGGCGGGAATCCTGCCGACCCCAACGGCTCGATGTTGGAACACGGGCACGGAGAAGGAGCGCCCGGAGGGGCAACCGACCCGACGCTCGGAGCTCAACCATCTCGTGGCCCAGGATGCTGGGAAACCTTCCCAACTGAACCCCCGCTTTGTGGAGGAGATGATGGGCTTCCCCGTGGGCTGGACGGCATCACCTTTCCTCGATGGAGAAAAGAATCAGTAACAAGTTTAGGAAACGCAATCGTACCGCAAGTCGCATATCAAATCTTCAAATCAATTCAATACCATGGCTAACAACAAGTTCCAACACTACCTCCCTGAGGAGGACGAGACCATCATCCGCATGGTCAAAGAAGGCTACGCCCCCTGGGTCATCGCCGAGAAGCTCGGACGTACCGAGGTCACCCTGTACTACCGCCGCCGCAAGCTCGGCCTCCCTCCCGGACCGTGGCCCGCAAGCAAAAAGTACAAGCGTCTCAAAGAGCTGCGTAACGGACTGTAATGAACATCTTCTATATCATCCTCCCCTACGTGTTTGCTATCGCGGCACTCAGTGTGCTGCTCAACGCAATCAACTACTACTACGGTCGCCCCAAGATTCCGAAGCGCCTCGACCAGATGTCGGAGCGCATCGCCAAGGGCAAGGTCCCCAAGCATATCGACCTAATCCTCAAGACCAAGGTGTCTGGCTACGTGGAGCACTACAAGGCTGTGCAAGGCAGGATTGCCTGTCGGGCCGAGCCTTACCACGACCGTAGCAACGGCGAGCATGTCTACGCCCTCGTCATCGGCTTCAAGGAGCACGCCTCCAAGGTTGCCGATAAGTACATCACAATCCCCGTATACAAGAACGGACAACTATATGAGTAATGAGCCTATCAGTTGACATCTTCGACCACCCACGAGCCGGCATGTTCTACGTCGTGTTCCAGCACGACCGAGTGTACGAGCTCAACAGTTTTACCAAGCCCAACCCTGACGCCCACTGTGTCGAGCTAGGCAGCATGTGGCCTAAGGGCGAGCATGGTCTCATCGGCGGGCGCTTCGGGCGTCACATCCTGTGGGATGAGGTTCCCCTTGAGGCCAAGGGTAAAATCATGCACATCATTAATTCACAAACCCACCAGAAGCAATGACCTATCAAGACATCAGCTATGTCGACCTGACCAACGACATCCGCACCTACATTGACCACGTCAATTACCACACTGACGACACCGATCCTGGGTTCCAAGAGCAGCTTGCTGACGAGCGTCGCTACATCCACCACTCGGTGCGGCTCTTCCGTAACCACGCTAGCCTCGACGACCACAACACGTCGCTCATCATGCTAGCCATTGTGCGCAACCGAATCTATCGCTACGTTGCCATGGCTCTCCAGGCCGGTGCCGACTTCAACATCACTGAGGCGGCTCGGCTTCTCAACTTTATTGAGCAGTACGCCCACACTACTCAAGTCAAGATTTCCATAGCACAAAAAGCATAACATGTACATCTTTGGAATCCTGTGCCTCGCCACATCCCTTATCATTGTCCTGCACAACCACCGCCTTATGCAGCGTGAGCCTCCGGACCACCTGCGTCTCGCGGTAGACCTCGTCAACATGGGTTCCATACCGAACGAACTAGCCGGGCACATTCCGATGGACTACGAGATGCGTGAGACCCACAGCATGTCAGCCGCTCTCGAGCGTACCTTTGTGTATCATAGCCCTCGGCCTATGTGGGTGGTACGCCTCGTCCTCGATGACGGAGTAGTGAAGTGTGACCAGGCTGTGCTCTTTGATTCTAACGGAGACCTTTATCAGTAACACTATGGATTTTATTCTTGATAACCTTGCAGAACTCTGCATCGCCCTCATGGCCTTCGCGAAGGTCGTCGTGAACTTGACTCCGACGGAGAAGGACAACATGGTATTTGGGTACCTCGATGTAATCATTACCACCCTCGTGGGTGACCGCCGCAAGAAAGGAGAGTGACCTTTCCGCAATACCTCGACCTCATCAGCCGGTTAGGTATTCGTCGTGCCGAAATCGACTTGTTCCTCATGATGGATGGGGACAAGCTTCCTGCCGAGCGCTTGGAGAACATGAAACGTATCTCTGAGTTGCTCGGTGAGGCCGACTATGCCCTGTACCAACTGCAGCGCAGGGTGGAACTGCTAGCCGGAGAGCTTCACAATCGGGAGCTCGAGCTGAAGAATGCGAAGCGCAGGATAGACCAGTTAATCGAAACAATCATATGACAGACGAGCAGAAGGAGAAGTGGTACGAGTTCCGTGACCTCTACGGCCTGACCAAAGACGACTTCCACAAAGCCCGCCAGGGTTTCGTGTGCATCACGCGCACCGGCATCGAGAAGATTCAGCGGTGCCTCAAGATCATGGTGCATTACGAGGTGGTCCCCGAGTTCACGCACATTGAAAGCGGGCACTACTGCATCAAGGCTACTGCCGGATTCGAGCAGGAGGACGGCATCATCCCCATGGTGGAGAGCTACGGCGAGGTGAGCCCCAAGAACTGCCGTATCGGGTACCCCATCGCCATGGCTGAGAAGCGGGCCCTGTCCCGGGTGGTCTTGAAGGCTGCCGACCTTTACGAGCTTGGCATCTACGGAGAGGACGAGCTTGAGTGATGACTGGCTCGATGAGCTCCTTGATACGCAGGACGATTCGTCTCGTGCGGAGCAACGTCTTGATTATGCTCTATATCTTCTGGGTAACAGTCCTTTTCGGGCTGATGACCGCATGGAGGTAGAGCTAGTCGACCGTTATCGGGACATGGATGATTTCGAGTGGGACGAACTACTGATAATGCTTCGACTTAATCAACTAAGGGTCGTTGATAATTATAGTTACTCACAGCGTGAACTTTCTCGATGGCTGCGTTTAATTGCATTCAATGAGTTATGAATTGAAAGGCACCCTGCATCGGGTGATGGACGTGTGGAGGTCGGAGACCAGCGACTTCTACAAGCGTGAGTTTGTGGTCAGTACCGAGGGTGAATACCCAACCGATGTCAAGTTCACCACCTTCAAGGAGCGCACTGAGCAGCTCGAGGGTCTCAAGCCCGGCGACAAGGTGGTTGTCAAGTTTGACATCAAAGGTCGGGAGTACAACGAACGTTACTACGTCGACCTCAACGCCTGGCGCGTAGAGAAGGCTGCCGAAGAGGCAGTGAAAGAAACAGAGGCCCCCCAACCACAAAAACCTGCCGGAGACGACGACCTACCTTTCTGATATGGAAGAGGTACGGAAGAAGTTCTATAAGGAGTTGCGGGACGCGGTTGAGGTATACTTCAATGCGAAAGAAAGCTCCACCGGGAGGAGTGACGCAGACGCGATGATGATTATTGTCGCCGATCACGTCGAACATTTCTTTCCGTTCATACCGGAGGACGGGACTGCTTTCCAATGGAATAGCAGCCTTAGCGACCCTGGTATCACCATTGTCGAGGGCGAGGGGCTCAACCTTGCCTACGACTTGGGCTCTGCCATCGATGGAAACATCTTTGGCAACCTTTCTACAAGCAAGAGGCTCGAGCTTCTTGAGGCTTGCGTATATGCGCTGAATACTCGAATCAACAACATCGAAAACGGAGGTGAAGGCACACCGGACGGATAAGGAGGTCTCAAGACTGTGTGAATTGGCAGAAACGATTGTAACACCGGACTTCATCATCTCGACGATTGGCATTGAGTATGACCCCGCAAAAATCAGCGCTCGTAGCAGTGCTGCTTTGCTCGCGGCGTTCATCCCTGCCTGTGCGAAGGATGTCAACATTCCGGTTATTGAGATGGGCGGCATCACTCTTATTTGGTGCAGCACTCACTTCAATCCTGTTGGTGACCAGGACAAGACGCGGATACTGCGCTCTTTTGCCAAGCCGGCAGGGCTACTTAAGCCCGCCGTGTTGACGCAGGAGTTCAACCGCGAATTTAGCCGGGGGTTTGCCAACTATGCTAGTCCGGTAACAGTTTTTGGGCATCAGCAGCCTCGTCGGGGTCTCAACTTCGAGGATGGCCTAGTCGTATTTGACTCGGGTGAGCCTGAGCTTCAGCCCGGTCACGAGCCGGAGTGGCTGACGACGTACTGCATTCCGTGCATGTCGAGCCGGTCTTTCGTGGACAAGACATGGAACGTATTCCTTGAGGAGACCATTCCGCAGGAGGATGTGCGCAGGTACACCCTAGCGATGATGGCAAACGCAATTGCTGGTGACCCCGTTCGGGCTCAGAAGATTCTGCTCCTCATCGGTGCCGCAGGTGCCGGAAAGAGCACGTTGATTGAGGCTATTGCGGCGGTCATCGGTGGGCACAACGTCATGCGCAGCGACAACCTCGCTCAGATTACCAAGGACGACAGTCGTCACCGCATGAAGCTAGCTCAGGCTACCCTGTGCGTCTCGGCTGACGCGAGTGACAACCTTGGTGACAAGGACGCCCTGAAGATGATAGTGTCGAAGGAGCCCATCATCGCCCGCAAGCTATACAGTGAGCCCATGGAGGTCGTTCCTCGGGCAAGCCTGATTGTGGCGAGCAACGAGGCGGGATTCACCTACGCCTTGAGTGATCCTGGGGTGGAACGCAGGTTTGATATCGTGACCTTCACGCACGCCAAGCCGGAGAACCAAAGGGACGGTCAGCTCATCGACAGGTTGCGCGACCAGGCGTGTCAGGCAGCCATTGGTTGCAGTCTGCTTGACGCGCTGACGAAAGAACTTCAGAAGGGGAAGGGTAGGCTGACGAGGCCGGAAGCAATGGTCCGGGAGCTCGAGCAAATGCGCATAGAGGGTGACCCAATCATGAGCTGGCTAAATGATAGCGGCATCAGGATTGAGGTAGAATCTGGTGGTGTCGTGGTCCATCAGACGCAAGCGCTCGAAAGCTTCCGGACCTACTGCGTCCGGTCAGGCTACACCCCGTGGAGTATGCGCAAGTTTAAGGCGAGGCTGCGGGCCCTGAAAGTCAAGGCTCATGGGCGCCGAGGCAAGACGCATGATTATGAGTTTGGGTTGGAGGATGTGAACGCGGCTAAGCAAGCAATGCTAATAGATCCGTTCGCTCATGCCCACGTAAATTAGAGGATGAGACAACGTATCAAAGACTGTGTGTTCCTTGACGTAGAACAGGTGAAGTGCCTAGTCAAGGACTACCAAACGGGGAGATTTGAATTAGGGGGGCAGCACGGGGCGGCGGTGCAGTACTACTTGCGCAACTTCCTGTACCTGCCGTATGCCGTAGTGGCTGAAGTGTTTGGGCGAAAGCCTTGGCATGTGAAGCAGACTATTGAGCGCATGACGACGGTGGCCGATGAGACCAGGACTCCGGTGACCATGAACCCGGATTACCAGCACCACATCGAGGCGTTTGATGATTACTGTAGGGAAAACTACGGCGTCAAGAATGTCGAGCTTGGCGCCTTGACTGATTTCTTGGAGATTGACTACCTGTTGTGGCAGTCACAGAAGATTACCGGAAGATATGAAGACAACGCAATGGCATCGGACAACCAGCACGATTTGTGGTCGGACGTCTTGGAGTACCTCTGCGTTGACTCTACTGAGGAGGTGGTTTACGACCTCTGCGACAAATACACCATTACCCGTAATGCATAAACACGACCTTCGGATTAAGGCCGGAATCACGTTGCTCGCTATAGCTGATCTACACATACCGTATCAAAAGAGCAGCGCAGTAAACAAAGCCATTGGGATTGGGAAGAAGGCCAAGTGCCAGGGGGTAGTTATCCTAGGGGACCTAGTCGACTTTCACAAGGTAAGCAGGTACAGGCACGATGCCGATGCCAAGGATATCCGGCAGGAGCTGAAGTTTGCCCGGCACTGGCTACGCGTCTTGAAGTTGGAGTTCAGCAACGTGTGGTACATACCCGGCAATCACGAAGACAGGCTCGATGCCTACATCGCGGACAATGCGCCAAGCCTAGGTGTACTCGAAGAGCTTCGGTTAGAGAATCTGCTGAAGCTAGATGAAATCGGGGTCAAGTATGTGCCGGGATTCATCCACTGCGGTGACATCAGCTTCCTGCACGGCCACGAGTTTAGGATTAGCGGAATGGACCCGGCGCGGAAGCTCTTCGGCAAGATGAAAAGAAGCGCGATTTGCGGGCACCTGCACCGCCCTGATAGCTACTACACACGGGACGGGGCGGGTAACATGCTTCACTGTCACGTGCTTGGGCACCTCGGCAAAGAGAGCCCTGCATACATGCCAAGGAATGATTGGCAGCACGGATGCGCGGTGGTCAGTGTGAATAAAAGTGGAAAATCAAGCGTTGACACTCACATCTTCTGATGTAAATTAGCTTTGCACTTGAGTAGTATCGCTCATTGTATTGGTTTAGATAGGTGGGAGCCCCTGGAGAAGTCCGGGGGCTTTCTTTCAGGTGGAGGGGCGGCATGGTGTGCAGGGAGATCCTGCAACGGGTTAACGCGTCATCGTGGCTCCCTTGTGAAACACCGTCCCTCTTACTGGAAGTATTCGTCTATCACGGCTAGGCATTCTGCTAGGCCATAGCAAATCTCTGCCCGCCAGCCATTGCTATTTAGCCTCTTAATCCACTCCTTCTGGTGGGCGCTAGGTCTGCCTGTCTTGGTCTTGACCTCGATAGCGAGACCGGTGTACATACCACGGGGCTCAAAGATGAGCAGATCTGGAATGCCTTTCTTGTAGCCCGCCTGTTTCATCTTCTTGGCGGTGTGCATCGCAAGCCTTACTCCTCCGACTGTTGCCGAGAAGAGAGGGCTTTCTTTATGCGCTTCAAGATAGCGAGTAAGAGCCACTTGAATATCGTGCTCCGGACTTTTGTTTTTGCGGCCTGTCTTAGACGGCGTAAGCTGAAACGACCCATTAGCCATAGTACCATTTGCATACGTCGAAGCAGGGGCAGTCCTTCTTGACGTTAGGGAAATCATTATGGCCCATCAAGACTGCATCGGGGAATGCGCCGAGCATCCGGTCTACAAGCAGCCTCATAGCCTTCTTTTGTGCGTCTGTGCGGTTGTCTTCGGGCTCCTTGGTTTCCTCGTTGGCACCGCCCACCCAGCAGATTCCGATGGAGTGGTTATTGAAGCCCTTGACGTGCGCTCCGATGCGGGTGATGTCTCGGCCCTCTTCAATCGTGCCGTCGCGCCGGATGACGAAGTGGTATCCAACGTCCGACCACTGATTGTACATGGTATGCCACCGGCGAATCTCTTCAACCCCGATGTCCATTGATGGCATCGTGTCTGCGCAGTGCAGCACGACGTAATCAATTCTCCTCATTGGCTTGTCTGCTTTTCCTTTCGCGCATGGCCCGCTCGACATTGAACCAAATCAGTGTACACACACCAGCTACCTCCAGTCCAAAACTGACCACATCCTGGGTGGCAAGAGTCAGCCACCCCACGTTCGCTACATTGAGTAGCCGGCATTTCATCGCTTCCCACATCTTGTAAATTTATAGTCACGGCTGTGAGTCATCTTCGGGCCACCACATCCAATTGAGGTGCTCGATAATCTCGTTAAGCTTGGTGATGACAGTGCGCAAATCTGCGCCTGTATCTAGGGGCTGAATGGGGTCGTGATTGTGTGACATTAGGACTCAAGGAATACTTGCCAGTTGCCGTAGCAATAGGCAGTTGCTGAAAGGGTTCCGCTGCGGTGCTCGCAGAAAAGCATGATGCGCCCGCCGGAGTACGCGGTGGAGCCAACGAACTCCTCCTCCCATACGACCAGGCTGCTCGTCGTGGGGGTGATGTCTGCGCTCTTGGCAATGAGGCGGATGGTGTCCCCGGTCGCGTAGCTTCCACTGCTCATATTGGCGCAGTGCCAAACGCTGAATCCAACCGTGCCCGATCCGTTGGCAATGGCGTTGTTGAATCGCCCGGCAAACTTGACTCGCACCTTCTTACTATCGCTCGGCATGGCGGCACCCGCATTGTAGATGTAGTAGTTTGCCATCGTTTTAGTGGTCGTATCCACCGCGTCAGCGGCGTTGTAGTTCTGCGCCCCTCCATTCACCAATTGAGAGTGCAGATACCAGTTGAATGGACCATACGAGGTATTACCCAAGGTCATGCGCTTGCCCGCATAGCTACTCGACCACTGCACCCGTCCTGAAACACTGAAGAACGGGGTTTGGGTCATGCCGCCACCGCCACCGCCACCGCCACTGACGGTCGCAAAGCTCAGGTTGCCAGATCCGTCCGTTTGCAGCACCTGCCCATTGGTTCCATCGCTAGTTGGGTATGTCAGTCCGGACGCGGTAAGGGTTCCCGTGGTGGTGAGGTTTGCGCCTGTGACGGTGCCTGTACTACTCAATGAACCAATATTGGTCACCGTTCCAATCAGGATCAGTGCCGCACCACCCTGTAATGACAGGCTACCGGTAGTCGTAATTGAAAACGCGGAGAGCGTGTCCGAGAAAGCGTCCGCCGCAGACGATGGGTCGAGGTCCGCAAGAGTCAAGTCCCCCTTAGCCCCAATCTTGGTGAATTTGCTAATGTCCGCCAAGAAGTTTGCGGCAGCCTGTGATTCACTTGTCCCCCTGTTCAGGGTGACCGCAGTATTGCACTGCCAAATACCCTCAAGGTTTGACCCCGTATGAGAGAGGGTGTCATTGACAGCAAAAGAGATGCTTCCTGTACCCACCAGGTCGCCGCCGTTAGCACCATCAAGCAGAATGCCATGATACTTGGCGGGCTTGTTGGTCAGGTCAGAGAAGCTACCCGTTGTGGCCACAGTGGCTAGGGCCGGGGTGTTGCTTAAATCCGTGTAGCTCCCAGTCGTTGCTACAGTTGCGAGCGTAGGCGCTCCGCTGAGGTCGGCGTACTGAATCCCGGAAGTGCCCGCCGTAAAGGTGATGGTCGCCCCGACGTTAGAGAACGTCACGTTCCTTCCAATGCTCATCTCGCCGTTCACAGTAATAAGCGGGACGGTCGGGCTTGTGCGCCCAGCAATGGTCATTGGAGTGGCTTGGAACTCGCTTCCCGTAGCTCCGGTTTGGACACTAAATTCAATCTCACCCGGGCTGCTCTCCGTCATAGTGACGGCGGTGTTAGAGCCTGCCTGGATTTTACTCTCAGTGGCTTCCACCTTGACAAAGCTCTCGCTCGTCGACGAAGTGTTCACGAACAATCCGCCACCACCCGTTGAGGCCGCCGACTCCTTGAACACCGAGTAGATTTCGGTTAGGGTGTTGGCATTGCTTTGAATCTGATTGAGCTGAGACTGCGAGGCGAACTTGTGGCTAGTGCTTGTGTCATTGATGTTGTCCGCATCCAAGACGTACAGCCCGTAAGCATTCAGTCCTGTAATCTGACCATTCGAGTTGATGGTGATGGCAGCCAGTTTATCAAGCTGGGCCTGGGTCAGGGCCGCAGTAAATCCGGTAATGGTATCTACCCCCGTACCACTAGCGTTGAGGTTGATGAAGCTCAACTTGTCTACTTGGGCCGGCTTCATGGAGCGCCCCTTCTTCCGGCCCTCGACAAAGGATCGGTGACTAAACAGTTGCCCACCCGGAACCGGGGCCATACCGCCACCAATAAAGCCACGAATCTTTCCGGTGTCATACTCCGTAATGACACGGGGGTCGTGGTCGAGCTTGACGGCAAGCATGTCTATAACGCCACGGTGCAGGTCGTTAGTGACCCTCTGTACGAGCAGGGTCAAGCCCTCACGAGCAAAGTAGAATAGCTGACCAGGGCTAATCAGCGAAGCCGATGTCCCGGTAGGCGTAAACTGCTGCGAATTGCTAAGCCGTGGCTGAAGGATGAGGTTATACTGCTTTTTAGCAGCACCATAGTAGTCCATGCCAATGTTAGCACAAACCTGCAAGATGCCCCTGTTCGCGCCCTGTGGTAAGCTCACGGAGGTCCACCCTAGCCCCCAAGACCCATAGCCCTCGTAGCCGCCATTCTCATCAAGAACAGCTGTCGTCAGGTACCCAAGGGAGCCAAGGTTGCTATCGTACCGAGAGCCCAAGATAGTGGTGCCAAGGAGCAGACTCTCATTGCCTTCAGGACTGTCGTCCTCAGCGCTATACATTGGGTCATGGGAGCGGCTCGCGTCGCCAACAAAGAACTCAAAGTCCAACCACGCAGGTGTGCCAACGAGCACGTTGCCAAGCCAGCTGAAGTTGGTGGACGGGCTAGGGATGTTGGCTACCGTAGAGTCGTACAGAGTGAACCCCTCTGCGGTGTAACCCCTTATTGAGCAGTCGATTTCAATGCCTGTTTGATCTCCGGCACTGTCCGGAAGGGATGGCAACTGCAAATCAATGTCAGATTCGACAACGGGGTTGGTGTACTGTGAGTTGTTGCCCAACCCGGTGACGTTGTCTAGCCACTCAATAAAATTGTTGACGCCAGATTCACCTAGCCACTCCTGGTATGATGCGGTGCTATATCGGGCCTTATTGACGGTGTCAGTCTGCCTTTTTAGCCACAATCCAACCGGATATTCTGTTACTATACCGTTCTCATCGTCGTATTGTAGCGTTTCTACTGTCGGCTGCGTAAAGTCCGGGTGCAAAGCCATGAACTCAAACCTGTCGGCAGAATTTTGGGTCCACTCCGCATCGCCATGTTCAATGGGATAGTAATATGACGGCGCAGCCGAGCTAGCCCCAGGAGCGCCCGTTTGGATGATGATTTGGCCCCAATCGTTCTCATCAGTGAAGTCATCTGCCCCTAGCTGAGTCACAGATTGCCGCAAATAGTAGTTGCCAACACGGATTTTCATGCTGACAATGATTTTCGCACCAATCATTTCGTCCGCACGAGTCACCGGGTCAGTCGGGTCGTTCAAGAAATCGTTGCGGGGGTTGCGGACCCGCAGACGGAGTCGCCCACGCAAACGGAAGCCCGTGCCGGAGGGCACATCAACCTCATCGTCTATTTTGGGGAACTCACTGAGCAAAGGGCCCGATTGATTCGACTGAAAGTCTCCCAAATTGGGGCGCGGGCCAACAAAGTTGAGTGTGTTGCTAAAATCAACATCAATGATGTGAGTTCCGCCACGCGGAAATACACTACTACTGCCGCCCCCACGGTGAACGTAGCTGACAGAGCCGGCGGGAGGTAGAATGCCCTCCTTGCTTCCCACCATGACGTCGTAAGTGTCCTCTTCGACAACCCAATTGTTATCGCTAAAGGTTATAGCCGTGCCCGGGGCGTGCGTCGGCGTGGGAAGAATTTCGTTCTTGTAAACGCGGTAGCGATACTTGGCGTAGAACGTCGTGTCGGTCAAGTACGGGAAGTGAGAGCAAGCCATGTAATAGCCCTTCCTAACGCTAAGGGTCAATTGCATGACCGTCATAATTTCCTTGATGACGTCAAGACAGCTCAGGGTCCTCCTTTGCACAAGGAAGAGATTGTTGAAGTAGTTGTCACGGGGGGCTTCGGTGTAAAAGCTCTGGCCGTTGCACGCAGTACGGTACAGCACGTCCACATCGGGCCCAGGATCGGCAGGGTTCCAATCGTGATTTTCGTGGTAAATGTTGGTGACATACTCTAGCACCCCTCCATTGGTGGGAAACATAGGAAGAGTAGGCAGGTACTGAAAGCATCGCTTCAGGTGCAGAAGCAGCGGGTCATGGCTCTCGTAGGCGTCACCGTTGGGAGCCCGGTAACTGACTTCCGAAAGCAACTGGAGGCCGTCAGTAAAAGTCAGGGAGGCGCCATAAGGGTCGATGCCGTAGTCTACCTTGACGGACTGCGGGGCGAGCACACCGTACCACTGAGGTGAAGTTGCGTCCGTACCCGATATGTAATACCCAAACTCAATACCTAGGTTGAACTCCTTGGTCAAGCGAGCGGCATCAATGAGTCTGGCCTGGTCTTCGTTTTGGATGATAAGCTCAAGCTCAAGGGTGCTGAATTTGATAGGTTCAAAGACGTTGTCTTCCCGGCCAGAGTAGATAATCTTGATGCCATCAGCCGCGATTGTAAGCTGCTGAGGGTCACTAGACGAAAAGCCCCACCCAAAGGGTGTGTTCTCAAAGTCATAAATCTTGATGTAGCTACGGGCGGCCTGGCCTGGCACCTCCCAATCTGCGTAATACCTCTCCGTCATTATCCTCCGATTCTAGTCATTTGACGACCGCTAACTTGGTTGCTCACCACAATATCACCCCCATCAATGCGGCTGCCAAAGCCACTCATACCTCCGCCACCCTGTGCGGAGCGGAACCCAAGTCCGCTACCGATAAACTGCCCGAGGTTTTGACCGTCTAAGATGCCAGAGGCGGCGGCTCCAATGCCGGACTGAGGTGCCGCCGTGGCCCCGCCACTGAGCAGGGCGAGGATGCCGTACAGTGTAATCAAAGCAACCAGCTTACCAATGATGGCCTGGAAAAAGTTGAGGAACGAGTCCTTCAAGGCCTCAAAGAAGCTAGTTCCCTGCCTCATAGCGCGTGCAAAGGCGTTTCCAATCTGATTGGCGAACTGCTGGACGGGCCGAAGCAGGTCGGTCTGAGTCTCTTCGACATCCTTGGCCGCGTCCTCACGCATCTTCCGGATATCGTCGGTAAGCTTCTCGTAAATCTCTCTTTCCTGCTCGGCGCTGAAATCGGCGGCACTCAGGATGTCCTTTACGGCATCTTTCTTGGCCTGAATTTGCAGGTCAAGGTCGCTCAGGAAGAAATTAGAGTAGGCCTTGAGGGCGTCCTGCTCCTCCTTGCGCTGACGGTCGGTCTCATCCTCAAACAACGCGGCACTCCGCCTAGTTTCAAGGAGGTTAAGCAGCCGCTCTAGTTCAGGGCCCGCAACACCAAGGTCTTCTGCTTCGCGACGCAAATCACGCATGGCAATAGCAAGGCTAGCTAGGCTATTTTCAATCTCAGAACCCCCAGAAGTCGCGAGCTGATCCCTCAGGCTTTCAAGGAAGCTCTCTCGGTTACTCACCACATCGGCCTCAGCCAGGCGAACAAGCTCCTTGCGAATCCTTTCTAGCTCAGAGGTGCTTGCGCCGGCATCCAAAAGTTTCTGCCGGAGCTCGGCAAACTTACGGTTGATTTCAGCCACTTTCTGCTGATAATCCGGAAGGGTATCGATACGAGCTTTGTCAAGCTGACGGTTGGCCTGTTGCAGAACCTTAGTCAGAGTCTTATTGCGCTCCTCGTTTGCCTTAATAGACTCTTCTTCCCGCTGCCTAAGCTCAAGTCCATCGGCAAAAATCTGATTCAGGGTTTTGCGAGCCTCAACAACCTTTTCTAGAGAAGTTATTTCGGCTTGATTGGCCTCGTTCGTCTCCACTTGAGCATCGTAGAGATCTTGGTACGCGGCACGCTGATCAAGCAAGTTTCGCAAGGCACCGCCGCTTTCAAATTTTACGGCAGCAAATGATTCAGTCCCACCTGACGCTTCCAGGGTGTTGATTTCACCCGAAAGCGCCGCAATTTTTTGGGCCAACTTATCAGCGTTGACCGACCCTTGGATAAAGGCGCTTGATGTCTTCCGAAGCCCCTCCGAGGCCTCATCGCTCTTAAAGGTTGTCTCGGCGACATCCTGAGTCTCTTTTAGCGTATCGCGGAAGTCATCGACTTCTGACTTCGAACCAGCCGCAGCAAGGGCTATGGCACCAAAAGCAACAGCGACGGCAGATCCAATTGCCACAATAGCGCCCGTAGTCGTAGCCAAGAGGCCCATCAGAGTAACCAACTGACCGATTACAAAGACCAATCCACCGACAACGGGAATCATAGCCACAAAGGTTCCAATCACCTTCTTGCTTGAGTCATCGAGAGACGAGAAGAACCTAGCGAGGTCTACCGCCACGTTACGCAAACCCTCCACCACGGGAACAAGACCGGCCCCAATCTCAATACCAAGATTTTGGATAGCGTTCTTGAGCTGCTCTACGGTAAAGAAGAGCTCGCCCTCAAATGCCTCCGCAAGCCCCTCTGAGGTCCCGGTTGCGGTCTCCATTTTGACCTGCAAGTCCTTCAACGAATCTGCCTGGTCAGTGACGATAGCGCCAACGACTGCGGCCCGGCTATTCAGCAGCTCCAAAATCTCAGAGTAGCTAAACGTACCCTCGGTAAGCTTTGCGATACTCTGGTTTGCATCATCGAAGCCCTGACTGGCAAGGCGGTTAAACGTAGAGCGAAGCTTCGTTCCTGCCGTGGAGCCCTTGATGGCAGAGTTAGACAGGAGCGCCAAGAGCGCGACCGTATCCTCAATGCTGTAGTTCTGCTGGGCGAGGATAGGACCGATGTTCTTCAGGCCTTCACGGAGCTGAGGAATGGTGAGCGCACTACTCTTAACGGCCTGAGCGTACAGGTCCGTAACTCGCCCGGCTTGGTCAGCGTTCAGGGTGTAAATATTGAGAGCCTCCTTCACACCAGAAGCAGCGCCGACCAAATCCTCATCTAGGGCGCCGGCCAACGCCGCAATCGGGGGGACAATCTTCTTGATGTCGCCACCCGCCGTGCCCAATTTAGCGAGCTCCTTTTGGGCCTCGACGATTTGGATGCGCGTGAAGATGGTACTTTCACCAAGAAGACGCGACTGATCACTCAGTTCCTTAAACGACCCGGTTCCGACCAAGGAACGAAGCTGAACGCTAACCTTGTTGAACTCCGCAGCGGTGCTGACTGCCGCGCCGCCAACAAGGCCAAAGGCAAGACCAAGGCCGCGAGAAATATTGGCTCCAATCTTGGATGCCTTCTGACCAAACGCGACAAGCTTCTGATTGGCAATTTCGGTGTTCTTCAGGAACCCCGTAATGTCCATCGTCAAGATGGCACTCAGCCTTGAAAACTCTGTTATGCTTGCCATTAGAACTTCTTTAGCTTGGCAAACAACGCTTCGCGCTCTTCAAGCGTAGTTATGCCACTATCACGCCGTGAAGATACATCGAGTAGCGGGTGGAAGTCCTTGGGCGTAAAGCGTTTGCTCTTGGAGCTATTGGCGTTGGCAAACAGGGCCATGGCGGCAGAGGTCATGTCCCACTGCCGGGCAAGATTGAACTCATACGCCTTCTGAATAGCAATGTATTCAGCTAGCGTCAAGTCCCAAAACTCATGGGGCTTAATACCAAATACAAAAGACCCCTCATAGAGGGAGCGAAGCGTTACTTCTTCGCCGGAGCCTTCCGACGGGCTGCCCGTGTTTTTTTTTCTGCATCACCACCCAAGGACTCGGTGACCCAGGATGTCATCTGCTCAAACAGTCCAGGCTCATCCAAAGCTTGTGCGCAGAACTGCTCAAAATCAATCATGTCGTCCACGGATTGACCTTGACGAATAAGGTGATTCTTGACGCCGTAATAAATTAGCTTTGGAACCGACTCGAAAGGGTTTTCTCCGAGGTACTCATCGAGCTTTGAAAATGAAATATCCTCAGACTTACACATGATGCGCAGCGCATTCATGTTGATCAAGCAAAAATAGTTGACGCCGTCAACCTTGAAGTCGTACTGACCCCGGAAAGAATTCTGCATATATTAAGAGATACTAAATTGCAAGGTGTAGTTGCGGCTGACCTCTGCGGTACTATCGGCATGTTTCACTCGGTATCCAAATGAATACGTACCATTTGTTCCAGAGGCGGGCAGCCTAATAAAACCGACCTGCACCCCGCTACCGGGCAAGTCTTGACCCCAAACGGTTTGATTAAAGCTGAACTCTAGGTAAGTCTTGGTACCGCCAGATTCGATGTAGTAATCAATCAGGTTTTGCGAACCACCATCGTTGTCCTGGTTGCTCAGGGTAATGTCAAAAACATCGCCCCAGTTTGCCGTGTGTGGGGTGCTCGACGCTAGGTCAAGTGCGGTATTGGTATCGTCGTCAATGGACAGGGTGCGATGCGTCATCAAAGCCAAGCCGGTCGTGGTTGCGCTAGCAAAGTCAAGGTTTGGTGACAGACCAGTAGAGCTATCCTGTGCGAAGTTGGCAAACGAATAACCGAAGAACGACGCGACACTCGTTTCATTTGAGCCATCGGTAATAATGGTCTCCATGTAGCAGTCTTGCGCTCCGTTGTCGTCAATTGAAACCGAGTCCCTAAAAATCAGATGACGGCCATCGGCATCAGCAGCAGAGAACCCGGCGGACCAGGTCAAAGTCTGACTGTTGTTAGATACGCTAGTTAAGGTGAAAGACCTCTGAGCCACAAAAACAACAGCCTGAAGCGCCGAATAACGGTACAGCTTCATCACCACGGTGTTCCCGTTTACTACGTGGCTTCCACTAACAGTAACCGAGAACATAGACCCCTGAGGAGTTGCGTCAGGGTCAGGCATGGTGTATGCTAGACCACTCGAATCTTCTACGGTTTCTGAGTTCTCCGTAGACAGAGACGAAATAGAGTGCGTAAGAACGCTCGTCGCCGACGCAATCGGGAACGTATTAGTAGCAGTGCTTCCGCCGCCACCTCCGCTATCGCCCCCGGACCCTCCCGATCCGGAGTAGATCAGCTAATCTTTGATAAGGCTATCGACGCCGGCGAACGTAACACTGTACGTGGCCGTTTCGTCAACAGTACCTGTCAGGCTGATAGAGTCAATCAGAGCGATTCCGACGTAGGCGTCGCTAGAGTCCAAGTAGAATCGAACAACAATGTAATCGCCGGCATTGGCAATATCAACCAGGGTCCGGCCCGTGTCGGTGCCGATCGCTTCAATCAAACCCTCTGCGCTAACAGTAAAGCTGTTGTCCTTCTCCTGAATCACACCCCCCTGACCAGCATCGCGGGCAACGTCGTTAATCTCATTAGAGATGTCCAACGTGCTGCTCGTAGCGGCGGCAAGAATAGAGAAGGCAGAGGTTGTAAAGGTCTCAGAGCTCGTGGTGTCATCATAGGAACCGGCAGTAATAAAGGTTCCGTCGTTCTGCTTGATGAGGTAGAACCCTGCGGCTACACCTGCGGCAAGCAAGGCGGTCTTGATGTTAGCGTCATCACTCGAGCTAGCCCAAGTGATTGCTGAACCAGCCTGGAAAACGAAGGGCTTATCACCGCTATCGGTGTCGATGTGATAAACCGCGAGGTTGTTTGCGTTAAGAATACTAGCCATGATTATCCTGCGTAGGTGTAAATCTTACCGTAACCATTCACGGTGAAGGAGTAGGTGACATTGTCGTCAAAGCCACCAGACAAAGAGAAGCTTTCAATCAAGCCCTGGCCGACGTAGTTCTGACTTGTGTTGTCAGTCACATCGGTATCGAACTTGCAGATGACATACTTACTGCCGGAGCTAGAAAGCCAGATGTTGTGGCTCATGTCATTAGTAGAATCGGTAAGGAATCCGTCACCGCTAAGGCTCCAGGTTTGAGCTCCACTAACGATGTAGGTTTCGCTACCCCCCTGTCCATCGCGGGCAACGATTTCGTTCACCGAGTTGCTGATATCCATGGTCGTGCTCGTGGCGGCCAAGGCAAGGCGGAAGTCGGTGATTTCGGTGGTTGTAGGGGAACCTTGAGTTCCACCAAGAGTGTACATACCAAGGAAGGCGGTTCCGTTAGTCAGCAGAACCTTGTCATTAGCAACAGCGCCGTTAGCAAAGGCGTTGGCTGCTGCGGCGTTCACATCTGCGCCGTTACCGACGATATAGGGATCGGTCTGAGCGTCGGCCTGGTCGAGCACATACAGACCCAAAACTTTTGATTTGATAATAGCCATGTCGTTCTGCTTACTTTAACTTCCCTAAATTCCGGACTAATTTACGCATCCGTGCGCGTATGATTCCGACTGCACGGATAGTGCCTATGCGGATAGCTGGTTGCAAGAAATAATTACCTGGGTGATTAACAGTACCAAGCTCGGCCCAGTGCGCCCTCCAACCGGCATATTTCTGCGGACCATCCATGCCCGCAAACGTCCCCTTGATTCCGCCAACGAAGACAGAAACTTGAGTAAACTTCTTCTTCTTGGCCTGACGCACATGGAAAGACTTCTTGAGAACGCCAGTGCGAACAGGTGACCCCGCCCGCATCATATCGCGCATTGGCTTACCCGAGTCCCTGACGATATTGTAGAGCAGCTTGCGACGCTTGCTCAAGCTCATGATGGCCCGAAGCTTCCTAGGCAGGGGGTCCTTGCGGTCCGTACCCTTGATGATAAACGTGACTGTCTGACGCCCCTGTTGAGCCATTAGTCAGCAGGGTTGGAGTCGTTGGTGTTGTCGCGGCGGCGGGCGCGGATACGCATGCCCTCACGCTTTCCAATAGGCAGGATGCTATAGACGTTGAACCTGCCGCCGTTGTAGTAGATGACATCGCTGAATTCGACACCGCTGAGGTAACGGCACTTGAACTCAATCTTCATCTCACCAACCCGCTGGTCATCATCAGTAAACTCACTAGCACCAGCGCTAGGTGTGCCCATGTGGAGAATGGAACACCGAACACCCGAGAAGCGAATGGTCTCCGCCGAAACAAAATCGCCCCAAACATTGACCGTTTGCGTGACGGCATAAATATCAAACTTATCGTGAAGGTCGCCGGCCCGCATCAGTACTGCCTTACACTCATGACCAAGCGACGAACGCCTTCCTTGACCTCAGTGGTGATACCACCGATGGCTTCGGCTTCGCGCATATTGTAGTAGTGACCGATGAGTAGCAGGGCAGCCTGGGTGTACTGCATCGGAAGGTTGGCCCAATCGGTGCCGCAGGACATCGTCACGCGGAACTTGGTGTCGGTATCGCAGTCGACGAGTTCACAAAGCTCCGAGAAGTCAAACTGAGCCGGGTACTGATCGTACAAGGCCGTCTGCTTGAACAATGTGCCGTTGCTGATGGCGAAGTACTTGTAGCTGCTATGGGAGTGACCATCCTGGCTGCTTTGCGAACTGAATTCAGCCTGATACAGACCTACGTCAAGGTCCTCCCAAGTGTGACTGACGCTGACCGGAACGCTATCTTGCTGTGAAGAAACAAGCACGTATTCCTCACTAGAGAAATCGTACTTATACAGATTCCAATAAGCAATAGTTGAACCATGAGTGTCAGCAGCGCCTAAGGTAGCGTCAATGGTGGTGCTTGCGGCATCAACTTCGATGACGCGATTGACAGGAGTGCCGCCTGTAAACGTGAGAGCGACACTCAGGTGATGCCCATGCTCAACATCATCCGGAATGTCCGGGGTGTACACGGTGAAGGCACCGTCCTTCAGGTACTCAATCTTATCGATGGAGGTGATGTCCTGAAGCTTTTGAATGCGAAAAGGTGCCCTGAACTCATAGTAGTCCAGGAGCACCTTCGCAGTAGATAGACCGAGAACTCGGTCGGACAGGTTCTGCAAGTAGTCTACCGCAGCGTTGCGATAGGTGCGCAGAAGACTGTCCTCGGAAGAATCAATCGCACGAACGTGAGCCCGCATGGTAGCGGAGCTCACGAACGTGTCGTCACCTAGTGACGTTGTGCGATTGACCTCATAGAACATTAGTCGCGGTAACCGGTGAAGCCGTAACCACCGAAGGCGTTAGGGGCTGCGCCACGGTTAGTCGTGTTCGTCAGGCAGGCGAACTGCCGGTACACGTTGGCGATAATACGGACGACGCCCTTGTCAGCATCGGTGTACGGGTCGATAATCAGGTTCAAACCACCCCACCGGCACTGGACGGCGCGGGTAGCGTCCATCATGTACAGGTGACCGGAATCAACACTGCTGCTGATGACCGTGTTGTAACCCAAAACCTCGCGGCGGTCAGCCGGGGAAGAGGCGAACAGCAGACCGGAACCAGCATCGAGAGAGAGCTGACGGTTCTGACGGTAAGCCGTCGGGCTAGCAAGGACGCGGATGTTTGCGCTATCCACGTTGTCTTCCATCAGGTCCTCCTCAAGGTGCAGGGCGTTCATGGTAGCAACGGCGTACTGAGCAATCGTACCACCGGCGCGGTTATCAGCGGCTGCGTCAATGGCAGCAACAACAGTGTCGTTGAACTTCGCGTCCACAGCCTTGCGAATCTCACCGGCAACGAAAGCACCGAGGTCGTCAGAGGTCTGAGCCAAGAGCTGCTCGGTCACCTGAACGTGAGCGGACAGGCGCTTGGGACCCATATCAACGGCAGTAAACGCCATGTTGCTAGCCGCGAAGGATGCGGCTTCATTAGTAGAGTCAGACGTTCCCGGAGGGCCCTTCGGCACTTGGAAAACAACGTTTCCGCTAACACCGGTCACAGCGCGGACACCCATTTGGGTGGCGATGTCGTTCGGGTGCAGGAAACCGGAGAAGCCCTGGTCGATCTTACCAATCGTACCACCGAAGGCGGTAGCGTTAGTGTCCGTTCCGGAGACGGCAAGAGCAGCACGATTCTCCGTGAGGAAGCTCGGGACGCTGATGCCGCCAGCAACGTTCACCTTTGCGTCGGTAAACTCACTGCGGGCCTCTTGGTTCATCTCTGCTTCCAGGCCAGAGAGTTTGCCTGATGCGGCCTCACGAAGGGCCTTTCCAAAGCTGTAACGCTGTTGGACATTTGCTTGGTTGTCACCCCGGCTTTGCAAGATTGCCGGGGCATTCTTTTCGTTTTCCATGGTATTGGAGTTTGAATTATTAGAATTGCGAGCCTCCGGCTCAGGGGTTGTTTCTTCAAGTGCGTAAGGATGCGGAAGGATGGAGGTGTCAACAAGCTGGTCAACGCGCTCTTCAGCCTCGTCTTCCTCTTCTTCCTCCTTCTCCTCTTCTTCTTCCTCATCCTCCATCATCTTCTCCTCTTTCTCCTCGTCTTCGTCTTCTGCCTTCTCCTCCATCTCTTCGTCCTCGTCCTTGGCGCCATACGCCTTCTCTTCCTTCTCCTCTTCCTCTTCTTCTTCAGCGCGAATCTCCTCATCCTCAATCAGTGCCATTGCCTGATTAGCGAGTGCAGTCGCCATGCTGCGTAGGCCTACTTCAGTGGTCGGGTAGGCACCCTGAGTTGTTGGAGAAACGTCGAACAAGAGATCTACTTCTTTAATCGTGCGCAAATTAAGACCGTCGTCCCGGCGCTCCCACTCGTCATCACGCACGGTGAATCCGAAGGAACTTGTACTGACATTACCCATGCGAATATTCTCTACGAGGTCTTTCGCGTAGGATTGGTTTCCAACCTCGAAACGATACTTGAGCCCACGCTCATCAACACTAATCTCCAAGCCTCGCCCTACCCGGGCCAGGGGCTGATTGATGTCGTGGTTGAACAGTGCAACAGTGTTGTCCATCCGGGCACCCTCAAAGGCACCAGGAGCAACGCGTTCGGCGAACTGCCCTCCGATGACCGTCTCATCGTTAAATACGGCAGCATAGCCCTCAATAACAGGATTCTTATCGGAGCCCTCGCGGACTTCGACAGACCCTGTCAGTGTACGGATTTCTTTCTTATCCATTTTACTTAGAACTTAAAGGGTGTGCGGACGGAAGCAAATCCTGGTCGTGCTTGCCGCTACGGAATTTTTCGTTTCGGAGGCAGTAAAGCAGGGAGTTTACCCGCGCATAGGCCCACTGCTCAGGGGACTTTACGCTCGGACGTACAGACCCCGGGTTGGTCTTGTATGCGCCCACCCCACGGCGGAAGCACTCTGCCAACATTGAGTACGTGGCTTTGTGCTTGGGGTCCTTTTCGTTGTGATCCTTGACTTTCTTCTCCAAGCCCTTCTTGACCTCACCGGTAATCTCCGACTTGCGGCCCTCTACCTTATTGATAACGCCACTGCACCAGCTCTTCATAGAGCCACCGCCCCAAGCGGCGTACATAACGCTACCACAAATCTCCTTGCCGTCCTTGTCAAAGAAGGCACCAGTGTTGTAGGTGGCGCTACGGCTAAGGAAGCTGAAGGTCCTTTTTATTGTTGACAATGAAAGCTTTTCGCCGGACGCGATCTGATTAGCTCTCTCCCAGCCCACATTCGTCCCGCAAGAAGAACCGTTCTTCTCCTTGTGACGCAGCGCCTTACGAGCGGCAGCCTTAGCCGAAGCCGGATATCCCCCGTAGGTTTCAGCCATCAGTCTTTCCAGTTGATGGTCGCCGTATCCGGATCAATGACGCCGCCCGAGCTATATGCGTATCCAAAGATGTAGATGCGCTTGCCAACACGCAGCCGGAAGTCGTCGCCGGAGGTGGCATTGTTTACGGTCGTGGTATCGTAAACCTGGCTCAATTCACCAATGACATGAGCCGCGTCAAAACCGGTAGCCGGCTCATCTCCAATAGCCTTTGCAATGTTTGGGTAATTTACGATAAGGGTGGCGTAGGCAAGCGCACCTTGCGAAGCCCCCGTAGCAGAGGCGGCGCTCAGGCTAGAAGGCCACTGATAGAACATATCGTAAGTGTCACCACCAAAGTCAGGAGTGCCTGCGGCGTCCTCGTCCAAAACCGTAGCGGTATTCACAGCGTGGGTGTTGTCGTTCTCCCGGACGTTCTTAATGAAATATCCAACTCTAGCCATCGATCTTATTATTATTAGTAACGGAAGACGCGAAGTCGTCCATCTTGTCCAAAGGTATCATGTTGACTTGGAGGTGATGGGCATCGCCTCCCTCAACGGGTCCGTACCCCTCTTTTTCTCTAATTTCATTGATTGAGTAAACCCCGTCCTGGAGCATGGAATGGTAATACTTAGCACGGGTCTCAGTGTCGCCACGGAGCAGGGTGGATACATCGAAGTAGCACCCAAGGTTCTTGTCCTCGCGCAGGAGCTTCCGCTCAATCTCCAACTCGATACGGCGGACCCATGGAAGGATACACCCCTGTTGGAACTGCAGCACCTGCTGCTCGTAGTTGCTATATGCCGTGTTACCTTCCAAACCAATCATGGCCGGCGGGACTCCGTACACCCGGGCAATCTCCTCGGTGGTATACTTGCGCATCTCCAAGAACTGCAACTGCTCCAACGGAACCGTCAGCGGTTGGTATTGGAATCCGCCTCCGAGGATAGCCATCTTGTGAGCATTGGCAACGCCAGAGTACTCACGTTCCCACATATCCTTCGCCTCCTGCATCTGCTCCACACTGAGGTGCTCCTTGGTGGAGAGGATGCCGCCCATCATTCCTCCGTTCTGGAAGAACTTAGACCCAAAATCTTGGACAGCCTTGGCGGTAGTAAAGTTCTGAAGCTGTTGCTGCGTAGGATTGACGCCACGGAAGGCTTTAATCTCAAGGACATCCGACGACGGGATCGGCCCAGGGCTATTCTCATAACTATAGAAACGCTCGCCGGTGAGGGGGTCATCCTCATAGAAGACCCGGCTGGACGGGAGGTAATAGATTTCCCCTTGGGACCTGTGGATGAACGCATATCCTGTGCCGTAGAGCAGCGCATCGCTGACAAGCATCTGCCAGAACTCATACGCTCCGATGAATGGGTTAGGCTCCTTCGCAATCATGCGGTACGCCGGGTGGTCGTGGCGCATAACGCGGGCGCCATGGCTATCCCCCTCGTACTGTACGACGTGAGCCTCTAGACTAGCAATGGTGTCGGCAATCTTGCTCGTGCAAGCGTAGACCGCGCTGATTTCTAGGGCGCCACTGCCACCACTAAATCCGTCTCCAAAGAGCCGAATGTAGTTCTGCCCCCGGGCCAGCATATAGTCCGCATAAGTCTGCCTCTTTTCAGGGAATAGCGCCCGAAGCGCCCTGCTAAAAATACTTGGCTTGCTCTCTGATGCCATGACCGCAAAAGTCTGCGGTGCTCTGTGAGATTATAAGTCCACGACAGCCATGAAAAAACTGAATCCATCCTCCTGGTCAAATGTTAGCGCCTCTCCGATGGACATAATTGCTGCCACTACCCCGTCAATCTTGTCACCCGAGTTGCCTTTGTCGGGCTTAATATTGCCGCTTGGGTCTGTGCGCAAAATCACATTCGACATCATCCAACGCAGCACAGGATCACCGCCGTGGTGTAGCTTGTTGGTCCACAATGCTTTAGCGAATTCCTTGGATGGGAAGCTCATGGAGGCGAAACCCTGGCCATATGGGTCGCAAGTCACCCCGTCGCCCTCTAAATCGCGGATGAGGTTCAGGCTATTCCACCTGTCGTAGGCCACACCCATGATGCGATACTTTTCACTTAGATTGTCCGAATCATATTCGACCTTGCCATCAACAACATAATGACCGCTTATAAGTCTACGTATGGTGTTGTAATCCGTTACATTGCCAGGGGTAACGGTTACGTTCTCCAAGTCCCGCAAATCGCTGTAAATAGAGGTTTCATCCTTTGCTAATCGCCGCTTGATTGCCATCTCCGGAAGGAAGTAGTGCATGCGGATACCGTAGCCCATCTCCTCATCGCCTGTGCAAATAGCAAGGGCCGTGATGTCATCAGTGCTTGCCAAGTCCAAGCCGAGGTACGCCTTAGGCTTCCCTGTGGCAGCGTCTTTCTCTGCGAACAAATCCGGCGATTGGCAGTTTTCTTCGCTCATAAACACCGAATCCTCCACCCAAACCTCCGCAGTACCCACAAATACGTTCAGGTGCTTGACCATGAACTCAGTGATGTTACGCCCGCCGTACATCTGCGCATTGGCAAATTGAGACCGCAAGTGAGCCTCGCTAACACTAACACCAAGATTTGGATTCGCCTTTGCCCAGGCGGATTCATCGTCCCACTCGTCATCAGAATCTACCTCATATGGCAATATCAGCAGCCTTTCGTTGCTTTTACTGCCATCTAGGACCGCCTTTCCCGCCTTGATGAACTGCGCACAGGGGCCATCGGGGACAAAGCCGGCAGTGGTGATGGCAAGCATCAGGGGGCTCTTTCGGCTACCCATGGACGAAGCAAGCACCCGGTACAGGTCCCCGTTCTTCATAGCGTGGAATTCATCTACCACCGCTAGATTCAGGTTCAATCCGTCCAAAGTGTTGGCATCGGAGCTCAATGGGCGGATAGTTCCGTTGTTTGGGCATAGAACTTCAGCCCTTCGCACCTTGAATCGCTTCGACAGGATGGGTTGACTCTTGACACACCGGCAGACCTCATCGAAGACTTCGCGGGCCTGGTCGCGCTTGGTGGCTGCCGTAACCAACTGCGGAGCACCGTCGTTGTCCAACACCGCCATAGCCAATGCGATGCTTGCGGCAAGCTGTGATTTACCGTTTTTACGCGCAACAAACAGGTGCGCGGACGTGAATCGGCGCCGATCGGGGTCCTCCCGGTGTACCCACCCAAAGATTTGGCCGATGAAGAAACACTGCCATGGCTCCAGGCGCATGGGCTTTCCGGCTAGCTCACCACGGGTGTGTACGCATACGCGCTCAATGAAATTGATGTATCGGGCAGCGCGTTCAAAGTCGAAGGTCCACTCCCAATCGTCGCGGTCTAGGTCCCGGAGGACCCGGTCACAGGCCAATTTGATGTATTCACCCGATACAATCGTGCCCTCGGTAACGCCCTCGACATAATCCCACATTCTGTCAAGCGCGGAGATGTCCACGCCACTTGCCATTACATCAGGTCATCAATGGCATCCCCCTCTTGACTTTTGTCCACTGCCATACCGCCATTGACTACCGCTCCTAGAATCCGCGTTCGGTCCATTGGGGACAGTCCAAGCTTGGCCGAAAGCTTCATGACCTGATCCTGGGCCTTGGATAATGCCGTGAACGCCCCGCTTACGTTGCTTGTGCCGTTAGGGTACACTTGAATCATATCGTCAATGCCGTGGACTTGCCTAGCCGCAGCGATGTACAGGGCAAGGCTCTTCGCCAGCATCGTAACCGTGATTACGTCCACAGATTCAATAAGGCCCCGGTCATCCAAGTAGTCGATGACCATGGTAAACAGCTTATCGCCGTCAGAATCGAGATTGAAGATGGGGGTCAAGGCCTTACTTTCACCCACGGCATCTTGGTTAGGGGCCTGGGCGTCCACTGTGGACTGCGCAGCCTCCCTCATGCGGGATAGAATATTTGCCTTAATTTCCTCTGACATGCTTATGCGCTATACTCAAATGTAGCACTAATTGTGCTTCGATGAATCAGATCTACATCCACAAAATACGACTCGTCATAAAGGCGGATGGCGAAATAGGGGGAGCTATAGGCCAAGATTGCTGCCTTTACCGCTTCGTGAATGCGTGCCGTGTTCTCCGCAGAATCAGAATAGGTAAGGTAGTCCACCCTGTACGTGGTCGAAATGGCTGCGTCGGTAAAGACCGGCTCATACTCTACCGTACCCATATTCAGAATGATGCCCGGCAGGGTTGTGCCCTGAGCCCTTTGGCTGAAGCTGATTTTGCTAGCCGGTACTAGGTTGGTCAGAGTGCCGTAGGTGGTCAAAATCCTCCGGGCTTCAGGGATGAGTAGAACTAAGCTCATTACAGGAACATTTTCATTTTCAGATATGCCGCCCACTCCTCCTTTGTGTCAAACCAAACACCCTTCGCTGAGTAGCTTGCCCGCCGGCTATTGCAACTGCGGCAACTGCCAACAATGTTTTCCTGGTCGAAGAAGGCTGACCGTGACTGCAAAGATGAGGAGGGTTGGATGTGGTCGGCATCTGTTGATTCAGTCAGCAGCCCCACGTAATCACACCAATAGCAGATGGGGTATCGCTCTAGCACGGCACGCCTGGTCGACTCCCACTCCGCCGTTTTGTACAGTGGGTTGGTATGTGAGATCGCGCCGCCTGAGAATGCAGGGTTGCAGCGCCCCTTCTTCTTTGCCATCCAAGGCTTGGGTTTCATTCGTCGTCTGATGTACATGGGAGACCGGGAGACTAGGAGACATAGGTTTCGGAAAGTCCTACGGCAATATACGACACCCCCTGGAAATCAAGCAATTAGCTTTAGTCACTAGGATATAAATATTTCTGAGAGTCTAGTCTCCATGTCTCCGGGTCCGCTACACCCCTAGTGTTTGCTGGTGTTTCCGCCGGAGACTTGCGGGAGACCAGGAGACATAGGATCTGGCCGGGAGACATAGCGGGAGACGTTCGGGAGACGTAGAACCCCCCCTGCCTAAAAATCGGGATGATGCGAGCGAGACCACCGTCGTCCGGCCCTGGCTGGGCGTAAAGGGCGAGCCCCTGACGGCGGAAGAGGCCACGCGCATG